ATGGGCAAGTTTGCAAAGCTGGACCAGATTTGCGACAAACTTATCCCGGCGCTGCTGGCGGTGGGCATCACGCACCGCTGGAAGACTACCGAAGGTGAGAATGGCCGCATCGTTTGCACCTGCTATCTGCGGCACCGGCTGGGCCACGAGGAGCAGGGTGCGACGTTCGGCGCAGCGCCGGAAACGTCCGGGTTCAAGAATAACGTGCAGGCGGTCGGCTCAACCGGCTCCTACCTTGAGCGCTACACGCTGGTAGCCTCCTGCGGACTGGCAATCAAAGGGATGGACAACATAGACAATCCGCCCAATAGCGGCAAGCAGCCGGGCGTGCTCGATGAGCGCGACCACCTCACGCACCTGGACAACATCCGCAACGCCAATGACGCTGAGGAGCTGCGCAAGATGTACATGACCGCGCAGAAGGCCGCGGACGCGACCGGCGATACCAAGAGCACGATCACCTTTGCGGACGCGAAGAACAAGCGCTACCGCGAACTGCAATCTGAAGGGAGAGTCTAGTGAGACTGAATACCGAAGCACACGCGGCACAGCCCGCAATTGAATTCACAGCGCCGGAAGAATCCACCATAACTTCGCTAGCGGTGATAGAAACCACACCCGCCGCGCTAGTCTACGCTCCTGGCGCCCTAACCGCGCTGGTGGACAAGCTCAAGCAGGAAGTCCGCGCACAGCTTGCAACGCTGGACTTGTCTATTCCATCGCAACGCGCCCGCATCGTATCGCTGTCTGCCCGCGTAGCCAGCGCCAAGGTCAAACTCGACAAACTGGGAGATTCGCTGATCGAAGAGCATCGCGCCGTGGTGACAGCAGTAAACGCAGACCGCAAGTCGATGCGCGACGATTTGGATGCGTTCAAGGTCGAAGTGCGCAAGCCGGTGACGGATCTGGAGAACGCGGAGAAAGAGCGCGTTGCTGCGCATGAGCAGGAATTGCAAGAGATCGCCGAAGCCGGCCCTTACACGCTGACGAACTGGTCAGTTTTGAGTGTGGAAGCGATGCGCGACCGGCTGCGCGAGATTGATACCGATCCCCGCGACTGGCAGGAATTCGCAACCCGCGCAGCACAGACAAAAGCCTATGCCAAAGCGCAGATTTTGCAGGCTATCGAAGCAAAAGAGGCCCACGAAGCAGCGCGAATCGAGTTGGAGCGACTCCGCGCAGAAGCCGCCGAGCGCGCCATCAAGGAACGCGAGGAAGCCGCCGCCAAAGCTGCCCAGGAGGCCGCAGAGCGCCGCGCAGCCGAACAGGCCCGCATTGCCCGCGAAGCTGCTGAGCGTCAACGCCAGCGCATCGAGAATGAGCGCATTGAGGCCGAGGCGCGGGCGAAGCAGGCCGAAGCGGAGAGGATCGCCGCAGAGGAACGCGCCGCGCGGGAGCTGGCAGAGGCTGTGGAACGCCTCAAGCTGGCCGGAGAGCAAGCGGAGGCGCGGCGCGTAGCGGATGCCCAGGCAGCCCAACGGCGCGCGCAGGAAGCGGCCGCGCAGGCCCAGCGGGATCAGGAAGCAGCGATTGAGCGCGAGCGGCAGCGCGTGGCCGAGGAGCAACGCAAAGAGCTTGAGGAGGATGAGAAGCGCGCAAAGAACTGGGCGCACCGCGCAACTATCGAAGAGGATGTGAGGTTGGCGATGCTCGCGCATTGCGATTCGCGCTCCACTGCGGAGGATGTGGTCAAGGCTATCATCGCTGCCATCGCAAAGGGCGCTGTGCCGCACGTAACCATCGAATACTGAGGAGGGATCGTGGCAGTCAACAACTTTGACGTGTTGAAGCGTATGGCCGCAGAAGACAAAGACATACGCATGGGAACCGACATTCTCAACATGAAGGCGGTCAAGGCGGGAAGCCAAATCACGATGGGGATCGGGGGGAACGTTCTTGCGCAACTGATGTTCGGCGAGTTGAATGCCTGCTTGATCCTATATAACAAAAAGCAGTTCATCGATACCTTAGCGCAGATGGAGATAGAGGCCCAGAAATGAAGATTCTACGATTCGCGCAGCACGGCACGGATGGCAACGTGTCCGATGACTTCTTTCAGGCGCACCTGGGGCGCGCCACAGCCTCCAGCGCCTCATCTATTCTCGATTTCACGCAGAAGGGCGTCGAGGGCGCCAAGCGCAAACTCTACCGCTTAGAGAAGGTCGCGGAGATCCTCAGCGGCATCGCAGCGCAAGACCACTTTGTTTCCGCGCCGATGAAGGCCGGCACGTTCTCCGAGCTGGCGGCCCGCACCGCCTACGAACTCGAAGAGGGCGTGATGGTCGAAGAGGTCGGAATGGTGGTAGGCGACAATGAGCGCTGCGGATGGTCTCCGGACGGCCTGGTAAACGACGCCGCTGGCAATCTGGTCGGCGCAATCGAGGCAAAGTGTCCGCGCACAACCATGCACCTGCAAACACTCGACGCGGGCCAGATTCCAGAGGGCAACATGCCGCAACTGCTCTTCGCGTTCATGTGCTGCCCACCGTTGGAATGGATTGACTTCATCAGCCGCGACGGAGGCATGAGCAACGACCCTGCGATGTTCGGCCCGATCCTGCCCAGGCGCTACGTGCAGTTCACCATCCGGCTGTACCGCGCGGAATGCGAGGCGCAGATTGCCAAGATGCGCGAGGCAACGGACAAGTTCCTCGCAGACGTTGACGCGACCATTGAGCGCCTGAATCAGCGCGCGCCAGAACTGCCGGAGCCTGAGCGCGTTGCGGAGGACTTTGGCGACATGGGAATCTCGGACGCTGACATTCAAGCAGCAGATCCAAACTGGAAAGGGTAAAACATGGCAAACGCACCGTTTTATGAGGCCGGTAACTACATGGGCACGATTATTGGCCAAGGGCTGTCCAAGGCAAAGACAGGGACAGCGCAGTTCGTTTTGGAAGTGCGAATTCTCGGCTTTCAATCAAGCGCCGGAGTAGTAGAGCTTGAGAAGCAATACAGCCGCACCATCTATATGGCGCTAACGGAAAGGACAGTTGAATTTGTCGGACACACGCTCCGCGCTCTAGGTTTTCGCGGCCAGTCGTTCGGGCCTCTTGATCCTGCACACCCCGAACATCAAAGTTTTTTCGGCAAGAATGTCGAACTGTATTGCGAACACGAAAGCTACAACGGCGGTGCGCCCCGCGAAAAGTGGCGCATCAATGACCGCAAATCGCTGAATCTAACTCCGCTTCGTGCGGAAGAAATAAGCAGCCTTGACTGGCAGTTCGCATCGAAATTGTCGCATGACAATGCTGCTCCTGTCTCAGGCGGCCTGGAAGCACAAACCGAAATCTCGGATGAAGATATACCTTTCTGACCGTTTTAGATTCCCTCGGACTTCTAGGGAAGTGTAAAAGCTGCTGCAAAAAAGCAGCAGCCGACCGTCGCAAAGCAAAGCTGGAGGATATTCGGCAATATGATCGCGACCGTTCAAATCTCTCGCATCGAGTGGCGCTCCGCTACAACTACCAACGGACAGCGGAGGGTAGGGGTGCGCACAACAAAGCAAATCACACGTGGGCTGAGAAAAACCCCCGTAAGCGGGCCGCGCAGATTTTATTTCGGAACCGACAACGATACGACTCATCTCTTGCGCCGAAACCATGCGAACGCTGCGGATCTAAGGCTCATGGGCACCATGAAAACTATGACAAGCCGCTCGAAGTGAGGTGGCTTTGTCCGCTGCACCACAAGCATCGCCATAAGGAAATGAAGGCTGCTGGAATTGATCCTTAAGAAACAGAACCGAGAGGGAGCCATGCAGACAGCGCAGGAGCATGAAATTTTTACCGGCGTGGTGGAGAATGCCATCCCGCACCGGGACATAGGCTGGGTGCGCACAGATGCGGGCGAGACGCTCTTCTTTCACCGCAACTATGTGCGCAATCACAAACTGCCCGAGATCGGCCAACGAGTCAAGGGGCGCATTGGGCGCGTGGCCAACGAAGACCAGCAAGCGCGAGCGTTCGCGGTGGAGGTGTGCTCATGAAGGCCTTGAGTGTGCGTGCGCCGTGGTGGTGGGCGATTCTGCATGGCAAGCCGGTCGAGAACCGGGACTGGTATACAAACCAGCGCGGGCGCGTATGGCTGCACGCAAGCAAGTTCTGGAAGTTTGAAGAGGTACAGGACGACTGGCGCGATGTGGTGTACATGGCGGAAAAGGACGGATTGATTCTTGAGCGCATGGGGAAAGAAGAGACAGCCGCAATGCGCGCGGCGGGCGGCTGCATTGTGGGCTCCGTCGATATTGTCGATTGCGTCAGGAACCACCCGAGCGCCTTCTTCGTCGGCAAGTTTGGTTTTGTGCTTCGCGATCCTGTGATATTGGCGAAGCCGGTTCCCGTGAAGGGCGCGCTGGGATTCTTTGATGTGCCAGACGGGGTTCTCCCATGACGCTCAAGCAGATGGAGCAGGACTTTCACTTTCTGCGCGGCCAGGTGCAGCGCCTGAGTCGCCTCATTGACGCGCTAGAATCTTCACCGCTGCTGATTCAGGCGATGACTCAGCCGGACATTCCCAGCGAGAGCAACGCGCCAGCGCAAGAGGTCAGCACTATCGCGAAGCTTGAGAAAGAGGCTATTTTGAACGCACGCGACACGTTCGGGAAGAATCCCATTCGGGTCTCCCATGCGCTCGGCATCAGCAGAACAAGCTATTACCGTAAGCTGAAAAAATATGGGGTGCGCCGATGAGCGACGACGAAATGGTTGTCAAGTCAGTTTGGAAGAGCGCCCGCGCGGTGCGGGATTGGCCGGGGATGGTAACGATCCGCCGCTTTAGCCCGTTCAATAATGAACAAGTCGAGGGCTGCGGAGCAACAGAAGCGGAGGCGTGGAAGAATACGGCCGACAAGATTCGCGCAATATGGAAGCAGGGATAAAATGAGCCTCACTTTCACTGTTCCGCTGGTTCCGCCATCGGTGAACCACTACGTCAAGCACACGCGCACCGGCAGGAGCTATATCACCGCAGAGGCTACTGCATTCAAGGCTGCGATTGCTGTCTACTCTCGCGGTATGGCGTTGAGCGCAAAGACTTTCTCGGTAAGCATTGCGGTAGCACTTCCGAAAGGAGCGCGTGGCGATGTGGATAACTTCCCCAAGCTCTGCCTGGACGGCCTCGCTGATTGCGGCATGTTTCGTGACCGCAAGGGCAAGCGCGTGTCGGACGCCCATGTGCGCCATCTGGTAGTAGACTTGGATTCTGATTCGCGGCCCGATGAAGGGCGCACAGTTATCACCGTGGAGGCGCTGACATGACGCGCTT